TAAGTGTATGATCATCAACTCCGTAATCAGCTAACAAGTCAACAAATCTTTCAGCGGCAATGTCTTGGTTCTTTTTATCTATGTATTCTTTAAATAAAATCCAAGTATCAACGATTTGACTTTCGTCCATATTTTACTCCTCGATTAGTTCTTCAACTTGATCTTCAACAAGATCGTCGTCCTCGGTATTTACCATAGGAGCAAGTTTTTGCTCGTATTCTGACATGATTAAATTCATCTTATCAGGATCCATCCAAGCCTTACGATAGTCAAGATGTTCTTCTCCAGCTAGGTCAATATACTTGAGTCTATTACCTTGTTTTACTAACAAGTTCTGTTTCTCAAATAGTTCAATAAGACCACTATAAGGATTCATACCTGTTTCGTATGGAATCTTTACTTGTACGCCTTCAAACGGTTTTGCATAACGAGTTTTCATTACTTTACAACCTGCTCTAATACCACGTACTTCGCTAATCTTATTACCTGCTTCATCTTCTTTTAGTTTCAATTTCTTCATTGCTACTACAATAGATTAAGCATAGATAAATCCTTGTCCACCACTAATTTTATCATCAGGGTCAAACATATCTTGCGATGCATACGTATGGTTAGTACATACAAGTCCTACATTGTGTGAGCCAATCATGTTAACTGTGTTTCTTACAAGTGATGTAAGTGCTTTAGGTTTTCTACCCATGTCACCCTTCATATCACCTTTGTTAAACTGGTCAACATCAGTTGGTGTTAACAACATACCTAAACTATCAATTACAAATAATACTTTAGGACGTTCTTCTTCCGACATTTCTTTGTAATCTGCCATAAACGTTGACACTGTTTTAGCAACATCATCAATCATTGACATATTAAGTTTTAGTAGTTTGCTTTCGCTTGTATCAACATCAAGTGCTTGTAGCCAAGTTTCATCAAGTGCGTTCTCACTGTCAATTAGTACAACAAAGATACCTTGATCTTGTGCCGCCTTTACAATGTTACCTGCACAGATATAACTCTTACCTGCTCCTGACTCTCCTGCAAATACAGTTACCTTACCTAATGGAACACCTTTGTGGAAGTCGCCACTAATAAGATAATTTAAGGCATAGTTTCCTGTACTAATCCAATCAGTAGGATCGTTAAAACCACTACTCATGCCTGTGATCGATTTAGTCAAGTTTTTACGAAACTTGGAAACGTCAAATGCTTTATTAGCCATATTATCTCCTTATTCAGATAATGTGTGGGGTTGCCCCCACACACTGTACTGCTATATTAGTTTTGACGTGAACGGATCATTGCAAGAATGTCTTCCGCACTATTGTCTGCTTTAGGTTCTGCCGCTGGTGCAGTTTGTGCCACTGCCGCTGGAGCCGCCTCTGCTACTGGAGCCGGAGTTGCCTCAGGTGCCGGAGCAGTTGTTGCCGCTGGAGCAGTTGCTGGTGCTCTATTTTGTGGATCACCAGTTCTCGCCGCCATTCCCGCTGGACGGAAATATTGACCAAAACGTTCTGCGTCATATGCTTCACCATCTACAGATGCTTGGAACATTTCTTGCATTACTTTTACTTCAACCTCTGAAGGCTTCTTAGGTAAAAAGTCTGACAAGTTGTATAGACCATTCTTCTCAACGGCCGCAGTTTCAACTTCAGTTAAAGGACGCTCTCTACGTGCCCAGTTACTTGTAGAATAATCTGCATAACCACCTTTAGAAGTTTTTACGATTCTAAAGTCTACACCTGAAGTGTAATCAGTTGGCAGTTCTTCCATATCTGGATCCATTAACGCACTTTTAATAAGTTGGAAAATTTGTGGACCAATAATAAAACGTCTAATTGGATTTTCTGGAGTACCATCTTCAGACAGTCCGTTTTCAGTTACAAAGCCTTGGAATACGTATGAACGTTTCTTCCAATACTTACGACCCATATCTTCTAAAGTAGGATCTTTAAACCAACCTCGAACTTCGTTTAAGATTGCACATGACTCACCATACATTTCCATGCAAGGGATTTGCACTTGTACTGGTCTTGAGTCAGTTTCGCCTTTTAAACCTGCGAAAGGTAGTTTGATCATCAAACGTTCTTTCCAAAAGAAAGTGTTTGTGTCGTCCCCATCAGGTAAGAAACGGACAGTTGACTGTTCGCCTTCCTTTAAGTTCCAAAATGGGTAAATTGCGTTGTCGCCGCCGCTTGAAGAATTACCGCTTGTGCGTGATTCTTGTTCTTTCAGTTTAGCTCTTATTTCTGCTAATGTTGCCATTGTTAAGCCTCCTATATAATTTGCCTTTGGCTGTTATTGTATTGCCTTGATTGTGCAGTACTGTAAACAGTATAACACAAACTTACTTATAAAGTCAAGTGGAACTTTGTCAAAAAAGTGAATTAGTTATCCAAACCTGCTAAATGTTTGATTCTTTCCATCTCACCATCTTGGTTAGTAACTAACTTTTTCATAATGACTGCCGCAGGAGCAAGACTTTCGTCTCCATATTTTTTCTCACATGCTGTAAGTACTGCTGTTTCACCTTTTGGAAAATTGTTAGTTGTGTAATCAAAATGACCTTTGATGAATTCATCTAAGTCAAGTTCTTTCTTCTCACCTCTTTCTTCTGCGTCCCCATCTGCTTTTGATATTGAACCATCTGGACCAATTTTAACGTCCATGGTATCATCGTCAGTGGGTTCTTTTTCGGCCATCAGTTCATCTGCTGTCCAAAAATCTTCTACTTTAAGTCCTGCCATTTTGATAGCATCTTCAAGTGTGTGTTCTTCACCGTCTGGTGTTTTGAACTTATCACCTTTCTTCATGCCTGCCGCTTTTGCTTTTTGTACTGCTTGTGCAAATGCATTGCCTTCAAAAGTTGTTGACTCGTCTTGTATTAATTCTTTTTGATGTTTTTCAAGTTCTTCGATTGAATCAAAAGTACCTGTTTCCTTACCGTCTTTGTAAGAAATAAATTTACCATCTTTATGTTTTGCCGCAAGTCCGTATTTGTTCATGCCCATGCTTGATACTTCATTTGGACCTTGCTCATGTTTTGAATTAGCAACTACATCATCTAAGTGTGAAGCAAAGTCACCATGCATGTCCATGCTTTCATCTTCAACACCATTATAG